CGTTATTATCAGGTTGAAAACAGCTATGAACGACTTGCAATGGGCAATGAAGATGAATATTTTTGGAAAACAGCACAAGAACGGGATAGCAACCCCGTAAAAAGTTCTGATTTTAACGAATCAGGAGCACAAAATGACCAAACAAGTCGATAAAGATGGAAATTTCATGAAAAATGAGTGGGGAACTCAGTATTTGTCAAGTGAATATGGTTGGGAAACTGAAATCCAAAAACCAAAAATGCTTCGTGAGATCGCAAATGATGATTTGACACCTAAAAAACATGATTTTTATCATCAAAATAAAATTCATGAAAAAATTCGCAATGATGAAGACTATGATGATTGGGAATATGGGACTGAACCTCTCTATGAATCCGAAAATCCTTAATAAATAAGGTAGAATTATAGTATTCGATGCCTCTAGAAAGGGTTAGTCAAGGGTTTAAAGACATTAGTATGACTTTTCAGATTAACCCTCTGAATAGTGACTTAATTGCACTCAAAAATGAAACTGCAATTGCACGTTCTATACGAAATATTGTATTTACTCTTCCTGGAGAAAAATTCTTTAACCCTATTTTTGGATCTAGAGTAAGTAGATTATTATTTGAAAATATTGATGAGATATCAGCATCAAATATTAGGGATGAAATTGCAACATCCATTGTAAATTTTGAACCAAGAGTAGAATTAAAAAATGTTGAAGTATTTCCTGACTATGATAATAATGCATTCAATACAGTAATCATATACAATATAGTAGGAATCGACTCTCCTTCACAAGAATTACAATTTATTTTGCAACCAACTAGATAAAATGCCACTAGTAAACTTTTCAAATCTTGATTTCGATCAGATAAAAACTACTCTTAAAGATTATTTAAAGTCTAACTCTAACTTCACTGATTATGACTTTGAAGGGTCCAACCTCTCTACAATTATTGATGTTCTGGCATACAACACTTATATCACTTCATACAATGCGAATATGGTTGCAAATGAAGTGTTTATCGATAGCGCAACACTTCGAGAAAATGTTGTTGCACTTGCAAGAAATATTGGTTATATTCCTAAGTCAAAAAAAGCAGCAAGAGGATCCGTTAGTTTCTTTATTGACACATCAAATATTACTCCCCCACCATCTATAATCACTCTTAGGAAAGGTCCAGTCGCTACAACATCTGGATCTTTTGGAAATCAATCTTTTGTTTTTTCGATTCTAGAAGATGTTACTGCACCCGTCATTAATGGAATCGCATCTTTTGATGATCTTAAAATTTATGAAGGAAATTTGTTAACATCAAATTTTACTTACACTTCAAGAAATCCATATCAAAGATTCATACTTCCAAACGCTGGTATTGATACTGATTTAATTTCTGTTAATGTAAAATCAAACGAAACCTCTACATCTCAAGTTAATTATATTTTGCAAGATAGTTTACTTGAAGTAAAATCAGACTCAAAAGTTTATTATCTTCAAGAGATTGAAGATGAAAGATACGAACTACTATTTGGTGACGGTATATTTGGGAAAAAATTAGAAGAAGGAAATTATATTACCGCAAACTATATCGTAACAAATGGAGATAGTGCAAATGGGATAAGTCAATTTACATTTGCGGGCAAACTCAATTATACTAGAAATTCTGTTGAATATACAGTTACTTCTGGTATTTCTCTACTCACGACTGGTTTAATCGCATCAGGTGGGGAGAGGATTGAATCTATCGATTCAATTAAAAAGTTTGCACCTCGTATATACGCATCTCAAAATAGAGTTTTAACTGCAGACGACTATGAAACTCTTATACCAGCAAAAATTTATCCAGAGACAGAATCAATTTCTGTTTTTGGTGGAGAGGAACTTATTCCACCACAATATGGAAAAGTGTTTATTAGCATTAAACCAAGAACTGGAGATTTTATTCCAAACTTAATTAAAGAAAATATTAAACTTAAACTCAAAAAATATGCAGTTGCAGGAATTGTTCCAGAAATTCTTGATTTAAAATATCTTTATTTGGAAGTTAATTCAAAAGTTTATTATAACACCAATCTAGCTCCCTCCTCAGAGTATGTTTCTACAGTCGTACAAAATAATGCATCTCGATATTCAGAATCATCAGAACTAAACAAATACGGTGCTAGATTTAAATATAGTAAGTTTTTAAAAATTATTGACAGTAGTCATGAATCTGTGACTTCGAATATCACCACAATTCAAATGAGAAGAGATATAAGAGTAACATTAAATACTTTTGCAGAATATCAAATTGGATTTGGAAATGAATTTCATATTAAGAATATGAGTGGTTATAATATCAAATCAAGTGCTTTTAGAATCGCAGGAATTCAACAGAATGTTTATCTATCTGATTTACCAGATACGAATAGACTGACTGGATCTCTTTTCTTTTTTACAGTTCCATTACCAAATTCTACAAGTCCAACAGTCATAAGAAGAAATGTCGGAAAAATTGATTATAAAAGAGGGATTATAACTTTAAATCCGGTCAACATTCAAGCAGGAAAAATAAAAGACGGACAAACAATCATAGAAATTTCAACCTCTCCGCTTTCTAACGACGTTGTAGGATTGCAGGACTTATATTTACAACTAGATATTAGTAATAGTATTTTTGATATGGTTGTAGACAACATTTCATCTGGACTAGATCCATCAGCATCCACTTACATATCATCTTCAAGTTATGCAAACGGACTCCTTGTTCGTCCTGGAGGATTAGTAGAGGCATCTACATCTGTAACTAGAACTCCAACCACATCAACTACATCAACCACATCAACTACATCAACTCCATCTGTGGCCGCTGGAACTTACTCAGCACCAACATCATCATCTGGTTCATCTGGTTCATCTGGTTCATCTGGTTCATCTGGTTCATCTGGTTCATATGGATACTAATCAAGAATAAAATAATAAAATGTCAGAAAAAAGAATTCAATTTAGCAATGTAGTTCAAAATCAACTCCCATCTTATGTTAGAGAGGAGTTTCCTTTAATATCAGAATTTTTAAAACAATACTACATCTCTCAAGAATTTCAAGGAGCCCCAATTGATCTTATCAATAACATTGATCAGTATGTTAAGTTAAACGAAACCACGAATTTATCAGATAGTGTAATATTATCAAATGATCTAGAATTTGGATCTACAACAATTAATATTGATCTACGTCAATCTCCAAGCGGAACTGTAGGATTTCCAAACTCATATGGACTTTTAAAGATTAATGATGAAATTATTACATACACTGGAATTACGACCAGTAGTTTTACTGGATGTATTAGAGGTTTTAGTGGTATAACAACTTACATTACTGATACCAGACCAGAGGAATTAACGTTTTCATCTTCAAATTCTGCAGAACACCGGGGTAGTGAGTATGGCTCAACTAATAATTTAATTAAAAAGGGAGATGAGATAAAAAATTTAAGTGTTTTATTTTTAAAAGAATTTTTGATTAAATTAAAAAAACAATTTTTACCAGGATTAGAGAATAGAACGTTAACAAGTCAACTAAATCAAAATTTCTTTATAAAACAGTCTAAAGATTTTTATTCAACTAGAGGAACTGATAGATCTTTTGAAATTTTATTTAAATCATTATATAACGAAGATATAAAAATTGTTAGACCTAGTGATTATCTTTTTACTCCCTCATCCGCAAATTATCAAGTTGTAAAAAATTTAGTTGTAGAGGCAATAGAGGGGGATCCACTAAAACTTGAAAATAATACGTTAAGACAAAATCAATATGGTAATTTATTTACAAAAGCATATGCGCCAATAGGGAATATTGTAAAAACTGTCTCTGGATTGGGTCAGACTTATTATACTTTAAGTATTGATGCCGGATATAATAGAAGTGCAGGAGTTGATGGAGCGACCTATGGAGCATTCTCCGTTCATCCGAAAACAAAATTAATTGGAACCATAAGTGCTGGATCTACAAAAACTTATGGGGTAACAAATAGTGGATCGGGCAACTATGTTTTTACCGGTGATGCTATTGGGAGTAATCCAACTCTCAGTGTAACAGTGGGAGATATTTTAGTATTCAATATAAATGCATCTGGGCATCCATTTAGAATTAAAACAACTAATACAACCGGAACTAGTAATAATGTTACCACTGGAACTTTAACAAATAACGGAGCACAAGTTGGAACTATCTCATGGAATACTAGCGGAGTAGAACCTGGCACTTATTATTATGTCTGTCAGAATCATACCTCTATGCGAGGAGAAATTCTAGTATCTTCTGGACCAACAACATTAGATGTTGATTCTACTGTTGGATTTGGGAATACAGGAGAACTTTATGTTACCTTTAGTGATGACACTAATGGGGTAGTCGCTTACACTTCGAAGTCATTGAATCAGTTTTATGGATGCTCTGGCATTACTAAAACAATTTTAGATAAGTCAAGTATTGGGATAAACACATACGCATATGGTGAGTATTTTTCATCTGAAAATGTGGGGACATATTCTGCAGTTAAAACTAAAAATACAGTAAAACTTAGAATCAACTCTGTTATACAAGATCTAGAGATACCAACAGAAAGTTATTATTATGATTCAGGTGATACTGTTTTAATTAAAACCCTTGGATCAAGAGCAAGAGACTTTTTATCCAAAAATTGGTTTTATAACGTAGCATCAAAATATGAAGTAGATACTATAAGTTTATTTGATGCTTCAGACAGCACATATAGAGTAAATTTAAAAACTAATCATTATTTTAAAACAGGCGATGAAATTTTTATCACAGATAACAATTTGGTTGATAGAAGTTCAATCATAACAGATATTTTATCAGATAAATCAATTTTAATTAAAGGACAAGGATCTTTATCGACTAGTGTTAACTATACTATTAAGAGAAAAATTTTAAAAGTAAAGTCAAATACTTTTGCAGCATCTAATTTCTCGACAAATATTCAAAATGTTTATTTGAATCAATCTGAAACCACAGATGTCAAAGCAAATATAATTTTAGTTTCCTCTCCATCAATACCATCTTATTTTGAGCAACCGATTGATACAAAAGATAGATCTGTTACTTTTACCGGAACTTTTTCTGGAGAGTCTCTAACAATCACAAATCATGGTTTTTATACAGGAGACCAAATTTATTATTCGCCCAAAAGAATAAATGCAAATTATACCGATCTTTCTGGTGTGATATCAACTGGTGTAGTGATCAAAACATCATTATTTCACAGTCTTGATTCTAAAAATGATTCTGGAAAAACAGTTGATCCACCCGAAGGAATATTCGTAGTTACTGGTGTTGTGGATGGTGAAGAGGTTTCTAACAGAAAACCTCCAAGTGAGGGATTGTATTATGTAAAGAGAATTGATGCTAATACCATTAAATTAGCAAAAACTAAAGATAATATTTACAATTCAATCTTTGTATCAATAGGTAGCACTAGTGTAGTTGACTCCAATATTCGTCCATATAATTTTAGATCAAAAACATTAAAACCACAAAAACTTTTACGTGCAATTATAGATCCAATATTAGATGGAAAATCTTATGAAACAAAACCAGGGTTTAATGGAATATTAGTAAATGGAGTTGAAATCCTTAACTACAAGTCATCAGATACAATTTATTATGGAAAATTAGAAACAATTGATATATTAGCACCAGGATTTGATTATGATATAATTAATCCACCAAACTTACTTATTTCTGATAGTGTTGGAACAGGAGCAACAGGATATGTATCGGTAATTGGTTCACTTCAGGAAATCAGAATTTTAGATTCTGGTTTTGATTATATTGAAACACCAACAGTCACAATATCTGGCGGAAATGGGTCTGGAGCTAATGCCTCAGTAAACATGAAGTTGATTGATCACTCTGCAGAATTTTTTGCTGATTCTGGGTCTGCTAAAGTTGGTATTGGATCTACACAATCTACAATTGGATTCACAACATATCATAAATTTAGAAATGCTGAACAAGTAATATATCAAACCAAATCTCAAACTGCTGTTGGGGGCATTAATACTAACTCATCTTACTATGTTTCTGTTGTTGGGCCATCAACAGTAAAACTTCATCCAACACAAAATGATGCCATTATTGGTATTAATACGATAGTTTTAAGTTCATTCGGAATAGGCAAGCATACTTTAAAATCAATTAACAAAAAATCTGTTATAGAAAGCATTACTGTTACTTCGCCTGGGATAAACTATCAAAACAAACAAAAAACAACCAGTATCTCTGGCGTAAGCACTTCACTTAATCAAATAACAATTATTAATCATGAATATAATTCTGGGGAAAAAATCAAATATACACCATCTGGAACTGCTGTTGGTGGTTTAACAACTGGAACAGAATACTATGTGACAAAAGTAGATGATGATAACTTCAAATTATCTCAAGTTGGTGATACTACCGATAGAGAATTTTATTACAGAACTCAACAATACGTTGAACTTAGTTCTGTGGGAGTTGGAACTCACTCATTTAACTATCCAGATATAAATGTTACCTTATCTGGAAGAATAGGAATTTCTTCAATTGGAACAGAGACTTTTGAAGCAAGAATTCAACCAATTTTTAGAGGCAGTGTTTCCTCTGTTCACCTCTCAAATCAAGGTGTTGGTTATGGATCCTCAGAGGTTATTAATCTAGAAAAAACACCAGATGTTTCTTTAATTTCAGGTAAAAACGCACAGTTACTTCCTGTGGTTAATGATGGAAAAATAATTGAGGTGTTAGTTTTAAATTCGGGATCAAATTATAATTCTCCACCAAATCTTGTCTTAAATGGAAATGGAAGCGGCGCAGTATTGACCCCTGTTATTCAAAATGGTAGTTTAACCTCAATAGAAGTAATTGAATCTGGAAATGCATACACTCAAGAAAATACTTCAATCACAGTTCTATCTCCCGGAACTGGTTGTGAATTTATACCAAGAATTAAGGAGTGGAGAATAAATCTGTTTGAAAGACATTTCAATACTTTTACTCAGGATGATGGATTTATAACTGAGGGAATAAAATCAGAATATGAACTTCAATATTGTCATTTGTACGCACCAAGAAAACTAAGAGAAACTTTATTTTCAACAGATTCATCTGGAGAAACTTTATACCAAAGTAAAGATTTAAGAAAAACTGGATCTGGTAATTTAGAAACAACTCCGTTAGGACATTCTCCAATTATTGGATGGGCTTATGATGGACATCCAATTTATGGACCATATGGATATATTACAAAATCTGGCGGTACATTTGCTCCAATGAAATCTGGTTATCAATTAAACTCATCTAGAATCTCTGGACCACCAACTTCAATTTATCCTTTAGGTTTTTTTGTTGAAGATTACACATACAAAAATGTAAGTGACGAAACAGTGTTGGATGAAAATAATGGTAGATTTTGTGTAACTCCAGAATTTCCAGAGGGGACATATGCTTACTTTACAACGATCAATACTTCTTCAACTGATACTGTTTTACCATTTTTAGGGTATAGAAGACCAGTATTTCCATATTTGATTGGAGATAATTTTAAAGGAATTCCTATTGAGTTTAATTATAATCCAAAATCAAATCAAGATGAATATGATTTAACTACTTATAATTTTTTAAGAAATACTGAACCATATAATTTAATAAATGGAATAGTGAACTATGAATATCTTAATTTACCAAATAGTTTAAACCAAAAAACGGATATTGCATCAGTAACTCCGGGACAAATAGAAAATATTGGAATTATTACTGGAGGAAATTTTTATAAAATAAATGATTCAGTTATTTTCGATGAGACTGGGACCAGTGGTTTTGGTGCTATTGCAAAAGTTTCAAAACTATTAGGAAAATCAGTTAATAGCGTAAGTGTTGCCACAAGTAGTATAACAAATGTAGAAATAGCACCATCAGAAAATACAGGTGAATACATCATCATCTGCGATAATCCACATAAATTTAAGAATACAGATATCATCAATATAACTGGATTATCAACCACTTCATCACAAATAGAAGGTTTTTATTCAGTTGGAGTTGGAACTACGGCATTTCTCGCTGTCGCTGGATTGGGAACAACTTCTTCTGGTATATCAACGATAGGCGTTACTGGAATAGTAACATATTTTAACGTCACGGGTAATTTTATTAATTTGCGAGAAAATGATATTCTTAACATTGGAGCGGAGAGAGTAAAAGTTTTAAATGTACAACCCGAATTTTCTAGAATTAGGGTGTTAAGAGGTGTTGATGGAACTGTCGCCGGATCAGCGCATACAGTGACCACTATTTTTTACTCTGATCCAAGAAGACTCGTGATAAATGCAGGATTTAACACGTCCTATAATTATAAACAAAATAAACAAATTTACTTTGATCCGGCAGAGGTCGTTGGTCTTGGAACATTAGCGGGGGTTGGAATTGGATCAACAATAACAATTTCTAATCCTGGAGCAGCAACTACAATATTCATTCCAACTAAAACTCTGTTTATTAAAAATCACAACCTTGAAACTGGAGACGCTGTAACGTATTCGTCGAACGGTGGAAGTGGAATCGTTGTCCAGGATCAACATAATGTTGGAGTTGGGACAACATTATCTAATGGTCAAACTCTATTTGTTGCAAAAATTGATAATGATTTAATTGGATTATCAACTGTTAGAGTTGGACTTGGAACGACCGGAACCTTTGTCGGAATTGCCAGCACCGTAAGTTCTTCAACAACCCTTTTCTTTATAAGCATTGGTGTTGGAAATACTCATAGTCTTAAAACAAATTATGAAGTAATTACTGGAGAAATTAATAGAAACCTAGTCACTGTATCCACGGCTCAAACTCATGGATTAGAAACAGGTCATGTTGTAGATGTTGATATAAACCCATCAATATCTACGACATTTACTCTTACCTATAGTGATTATTCTAGAAAATTATTAATTAATCCACAAACTTTTAACTCATCTGGTATTAACACATCTTCGAGTGCTATTACCATTCTTAATCATGGATATAAAACAGGTCAAAAAGTTTTACATACTTCTACTTCTCCATCTCAAGGACTTTCTGATAATAAAAGTTATTTTATAGTTAGAATAAATGATGATAGTTTTAAATTATCAAATACATTTTTTGATTCATTTCAATTAAAACCTTCTATTGTAGGTATTTCTAGTGCCTCCAGTGGAACTTTTTCACTCATTAATCCACCGTTAGAAGTTTATAGAGATTCTACAGTAACTTTTGATGTATCGAGTTCCACACTATCATATACTAACCAATCAACCTCATATCCTGCTTTTGAATTAAACTTTTATACAGATGAAAATTTCACTAAACTTTATGATAAAAACTTAGAAAGTTCAGTTTTTGAAATTCAAAGAGTTGGGACAGTTGGTGTATCCACTAACGCTAGAGTTATACTAACTGTAGATAAAAAAACACCACAAACATTATTTTATAAGTTAGACTCCGTTTATGATAGCGATTTACCAACGGTAAAATCTGAAGTTAATATTGACTCAGAAGTTCAACAGAATAACAGAGTAATTTCTAAATTTAGTTTGTATAATGGTAAACATGTAATAACTTCCATCTCTTCAACAGAGTTTACTTATCCCCTAAGTGTAAAACCAGAGAGATCATCTTATGTTTCCTCTACATCATCTCTGAGATATGAAACAGATTGTGTACATGCCTTTGGTTCAATTTCACAAGTTGAAATTAAAGATAAAGGAAGAAACTATTATACTTTGCCTGGAATTACCTCAGTAGAATCTGGTATTGGTTCTGGAGCTATTTTAGAAGTCTCTAGTGCTTCGATAGGAAAAATCAAAAAAGTAAAAATAAAAGATATTGGATTTGACTTTGCATCTGATAAAACAGTTAGACCAAGTGCTGCAATCCCTCAAATAATAAAAGTAGAGGCTTTAGCATCATTTGATTTTATAGGAATTACTTCTGGAGGTAGAGGTTATTCTCGTGCTCCAAAATTACTTGTTTTTGATGGTAGAACAAATGCTCTTGTAAACGATATTGACTTAAGATATTCGCTGGGAGATAATCAAGTATCAATATTTAAAAACACATTTGGCATTAATAATATAAAACCTATAATACTTCCAACACAAAATACGAATGGAGTTTTGATTCAACATGTAGGATACAACACAACAAACAAAAATGTAACAGTCAAACTCGCCGTTGGGTTTAGCACTGCAGATTCTTGGCCTTTTACTGTTGGTGATAGAGTTTTGATTGAAAATGTTAGTGTTGGTATTGGATCCACGGGAAAGGGATTTAATTCACAAAATTATAATTACAAGTTGTTCACATTGACTGGTGTGACAACTAATCTTGGGGGAATTGGATCTGTTACTTATAGTCTGGATGGTTTAGTAAATGATGGGGAAAATGTAGGGACATTCAGCACCGCGACCTCATCTGGTAGAATTATTCCCGAAAAATATTTTCCAACATTTAATCCTATATTAAAAACAAATAATTATGCTGTAGGAGAAATTGTAAAGTCAAAACCATCATCTGTTACAGGAACTGTTGAAAGTTGGGATTCTAAAAATACAATTTTAAAAATTTCTTCCAGAGAACAATTTATTGTTGGTGAAATTATTGAAGGTTTATCATCTAAAACTCAAGGAGTTGTCTCCGATATTATATCTTTTAATACATCTTTTGTTGTTGGTTCCTCATCAATTGTTACTCAAGGATGGCAAAATATATTTGGATTCTTAAACAACAATCTCCAAAGAGTGCAAGATAGTTTTTATTATCAAAAGTTCTCATATTCCTTAAAATCAAAAGTAGCATTTGACACTTGGAAAGATCCAGTAGGTGCTTTAAATCACACTTTAGGGTTTAAAAAATTCTCAGATTACCAGTTAGAGTCAACTCTTTCGAGAGATAATCAAACTGATATGGTAGTTGGTTTATCAACTGAACTGAGTTATGTTGAATCTGTTTTAGACTTAACTAGATTTATCAATTTAAATTGTGTATTTGATTTTGATCTAGTTAAGGAAAATTCTATTAATCTTGAATCCACGATTATTTCGGATAAAATCATTTTTTCGAGCAGAATTTTGACTGATTATGAAGAATCAATTGGAAATAGAGTTTTATTGATTGATGATATCAGTGGATTATTTAATAGCAATCCGAGAGGAACAGCATTTAGTGTCGTCAATACATTCAATTTATCTTCTACTAGAGCACAGAAATATATTACATTTGTGGCAGACAGAAGATATACTGCTCAACGGCAACTGCTGATTGTTGATTTAATTCATGATGGATCTTTTGCTTATATGAATCAATATGGAAGAATTGAAACTACTTATGATCAAGGATCTTTTGATTTTTCAATTTCTGGATCAGATGGTCAACTTTTATTCTATCCAACTCTATCAAGTATTAATGATTACAATATAACTTGCTTATCTTATAACCTAGATGATAATCTTTTAAGCACAGGATCCACAAGCATTGGAGGTGTTTTATTAATCGATACCGATAGCGTTTCTTTATCATCTGGAGTCACAACTAGCATTGTTGGAATCGCTAGTACTTATAGTTCTGTTAAAGTTCTCGTTCAAATAACTCCTGATATTAACTCTAATGAGTTTGAATTTGAAGAATTGAATATTGTTCATGACGGTACAAATATTGAACTATTAGAATATGGACAGTTAACAACAATTCCAACTGCTTTTGGTAGTTCAGGTTTAGGAACATATCATCCTTACTATAGTGGATCGAATTTAAAGATTGATTTTATACCTAACTCTGGAGTTGGCATTGGGACAACTGGTGCGATTAATATAATACAAGTAGGATTAGCAAATTCATCATTTAGTGGAATCGGAACACTTGATCTAAAACATGCTAAGATTGAAGTGAGAACAACCTCAATATCCTCCTCAGGGTCTCCTGGTCTAACCACAGTTGGACAATATCCAAATGAATATGATGCTGCTTATTTTGTGGTTCAGGTCGTGGACACTACAAATAATAGGTGTCAAATGTCAGAGGTTATTGTTGTTGACGATTATGTCAATACAGCAACTTCATATGATACTTATGATACTGAGTTTGGTATTGTGCAAACACATTCTGGTCTCGGAACGATTGGGTCAAGAGTGTCTGCAGCAGGAACTGTTGAGTTGCTCTTTACTCCCATTCCAAGTATTGATGCACAGATAAAAGTTTTTATGAACGCTCTACGTCATCAAGATGATAGTAGAGATACGATAAGTTTTAATAATGGAACTATTGAAACCTTCTTTTCTAACTATACAGGAACTGAGAGAGATATTAAGAGATCTTTTGATTTAAAATATAAATCAGATCCAATTTTTGAGAGATATTTTAATGGAGGTAGCAGTTCAGTTGTAGATTTGACAGATAATACAATCTCTATTCCAAATCACTTCTTTGTGACTGGGGAGAGTGTTGTTTACTATCAATCTGGAGCGGGAACAACCCAGGCAATTGGAATTGCAACAACAACAATCACTGGGGTTGGATCAACAGATAAATTAACTCCAGGAATAACAACAACAAATAGTCTTTTTATTGTAAAAGTAGACTCAAATAAAATTAAACTCGCGTCCAGCGCACAAAATGCACTAAAAGTTGTTCCAGATGTTTTAGATTTAACAAGTGTTGGTATTGGAACTTCACACCGTTTTGTTTCCACAAATCAAAACGCAAAGGTTGTCATTTCTCTAGATAACATTATTCAATCACCGGTTGTATCGACTGCGGTAACCACTACTCTCTCGGATCAAGTTTTTACAACTGATGACATTATTAAATTTAGTGGAATAACTTCATTCTTTGGTGGAGATTTGATTAAAATTAGTAATGAAATTATGAAAATTGAAGGCGTTGGTGTGGGTAGCACTAATGCGATCAGAGTTCGTAGAGAATGGATGGGGACATCACTCGCTGGATATTCTACGGGGCAACTAGTCACGAAGGTCAATGGTAATTATAATATTATTGATAATATTATTACATTTACAGAGGCTCCATACGGTAATACCCCCCTCGGAACAAGTACGAATTCGCCAGATGAGAGAGATTGGACTGGAATATCCACATCATCGTCCTTCCATGGGAGATCATTTATTCGATCTGGAATAACAAACTCCTCTGACGATACATATCACAAAAATTATGTCTTTGATGATATTTCATTTGGATTTAATGGAACAAATAAAAACTTCACTTTAAAATCTAATGGGGTTGATGTTTCAGGGATAACCAGCGAGACTGTAATCTTGATTAATGATGTCTTCCAGGGTCGAGGGAACTCATCTACTTATGTTTTAAATGAAAGTTCTGGAATAACCACAATTAGTTTTAATGGAACTGCACAAGTTATAACGTCTGATGTTGGAATATCCTCATTCCCTAAAGGTGGAATTATTGTTTCTGTTGGATCAACTGAAGGATTTGGATATCAACCATTAGTTTCTGCAGGCGGAACAGTTGTTGTCTCCTCCGCTGGAACCGTTCAATCAATCACAATTGGAAATACTGGTTCTGGTTATAGAGCTGCAGCAACATACGAAATTCTTACTGATATTTCCAATTCTGTTGGAATTGGTTCAACCATCATTTTCTTAGAAAACAACAATAGTGTCTTCAGTCTATTAAGTCTACTTAATACTGGGTCAAATTGTAGTATTGGTGTTGGAACATTTATTGGAATTGGCAGCGTCATCACCTCAGTTGGATCTACCTTTGTTCGAATAGGAACTGCAGCGACAAGTCAATATACCATCCCATCTGGAACACAAGCAGTAATTAAGGTATCAAACCCACAAATCGGAATTGTTAATGTTAGCGTTACTAATAATTCTGTTGGTGTTGCCACAATCACTCATGTTGGTTATGCTACAATTATTTCTGGGAGCATATCAACAACAGTAACGATTACTAATCCTGGATCTGGTTATACGACCACAAATACTCCTTTTACGATTGTTGATAGTCCAGATTCATACTCTAATATTCCTCTTCGTTATAGTTCATCCTCGTCTGGAGTCGGGACAGAAGCAAAAGTTGATATCGTTGTTGGACAAGGTTCAAGTGTAATAGATTTTGAAATTACTAATACTGGTTATGGTTATAGAAATGATGACATACTAACTGTTCCTGTTGGCGGATTAACTGGTATTCCAACTTCTGCTAATTTTAGTGAATTTCAAATTACAGTTCAAAATATTTTTACTGATGAATTTAACGGATGGTCTATTGGAGAACTTGAAGTTTTTGATAATTTTGATGAATTATTTGATGGCAGCACTCAAACTTTCCAATTGACAAAAGGTGGATTTATTAAATCAATCGTCGCTGCAAGAGGATCAAATATTGTTGTTCAGGATACTTTACTCATTTTTATTAACGATATTCTTCAAGTTCCTGGAGAAGGTTATGTTTTCCCGGGTGGAAGTATCATAACATTTACAGAAGCTCCAAAAGTTGGAGATACCTCAAAAATTATTTTCTATAAGGGAAGTGGAAGTGTTGATGTTGCGAGTAGAGAAATCATTGAAACTGTTAAGATTGGTGATGATTTAACAATTGGATATGATGCATCTATTGGTCAAACACCATATCAACAAGAGGATGAAAGAACTGTAACTTCCATTAATTCAACTGATGAAGTATCCACAGTTCCATATTTTGGCCCAGGAAACACTGCAGATGAAACTCTGTTAAGACCAGTTGTTTGGTGTAGACAAACTGAGGATAAAATAATTAATGAAAAAGGTGTTGGAAAAGATAGAGAACTTTATGAACCAAATATCAATCACTTTGGTTATGTTATAAAAACAGTTGGTGTTGGATCTACTGCAATCTATGTTGATAATGTTAGACCATTCTTTAATGCTCAAAATGAAAATGATACTACTTTAGATTTTCAAAATAGTATCACAATTATATCACAAGAAAATAGATCTGATGCTATAGGAACAGCGGTTGTCTCTGGTTTAGGAACAATCTCTTCTGTTGTTATTTCTGATGGTGGTGTTGGATATACAACAGCAATCGTAAGTTTTGGATCAACTGTTGGAGTTGACACCTCCACAAGAGCATTTGGATCTGTGATAATTGGAGCTGGCGGAACTATCACTGGCGTAGCAATTACAAGTCCGGGAGTTGGGTACACCTCATCCAATCCACCTCAAGTCCTTATTTCATCATCCAACCCTGTAGTTGAAACAAACAGTGTATCTTCATTCTCTGGTGATTCTGGTGTGATCGTTGGATTTGGAACAACGACACAATCTTCCGTTGATAAACTTATATTTGATTTCTATATTCCACAAGATTCTTTCTTAAGAAATACAACTTATGTTGGAACTGCTGTTACTTTAAGTTCGATAGATGTTAATGACTACTTTGTTGTTTACAATTCTAATGTTGGTATTGGAAGCACAATATTAACGTCAAGAGATCTTTCAAATAACACAATTGGAATAGGAACAAGTTTTGTTGATAATGTTTATCAAGTTGATACTGCATTTACAACACAATCAACAGTAACTGGGATTGGGCTTACTCACGTAAGAAGAGTTTTTGCTCGGATAGCAGGTATTGGAACAATTGACTTTAGTTCCACATCAATAACATTTGACTCCACTGTCTTTACTTTTGATTCTTCGGGTGGTGTTGGAAGCGCATACACTGGAATTATAACAACATCAAGTTACTTTGGTAATTTTAGTTGGGGTAGAATAGATCTCACTACAAGAACAGAGTCGAACGAATTTAATTTTTATGGTGATAGAAGAGTTGGTGGCATCACGACCTCAGCGATTGTTCAGAGAACCAAACCTCTTAAATTTAAAAAGTACCTAATCTAAATACTTCTAAACTAAAACATCTATAATGGCAAGAGTAGCAATAAACACTGGAGCAACAGATAATGATGGCACAGGTGATACTCTGCGAGCAGCTGGTGGTGTTATTAATAATAACTTTCTTGAGGTTTACACCTATCTAGGAGCAGGGAGCACTACAACCCTATCTGCGCCTGTTTGGAATACCACATCTGTAGGTATTAACACACTAAGAAATGTTGGTGTAGGAACCACAAATCCAAGATTTGCCCTGGAAGTTGGTGCTGTTGGAGCATCAGGAACCACATTATTCGTAAATGGTGATGCACGAATCACTGGAATCTTAACTATTGGAACTTCGTCTATCACTCTTAATGGATCCACGAATATTATCAATGTAGGTACCGGCGTCACTATTGATGGATCTACCGGTATTATCAGTGCGACATCTATTGTTGTAGGAGGAACAACTTTAACTGGTGCTGCAGTAACACGCATTGAGGCTGGATCTGGTATTTCAGTGGACCAAAATACAGGTCAAGTAACGATTACTGCAACTGGTGGTGGTGGATCATCCCAATTTGTAACCACTGCTGCTGGTATTCATACACTCTCTAATGTTGGTATCGGAACTACAAATCCAACATCAAAACTTACTGTAACTGGTGATGGAACATTTACTGGTGTTGTTACCGCAACCACATTTATTGGTGCTTTAACGGGCACAGCAACAACTGCAACTCTAGCAACTAATGCTCAAGGTTTAACTGGAACTCCTAATATTACTGTAGGAACCATTGGTGCAACAAGTCTGAATGTTTCTGGCGTTGTAACTGCTACTACGTTTATCGGTGCAGTAACTGGAAATGCGGCGGGTCTCTCTGGAACTCCTAATATTACTGTTGGAACTGTGGGAGCAACAAGTCTTAATGTTTCTGGTGTTACCACTGTCGGTGTTATAACTGGTGCCACGTATTATGGTGATGCTTCAAATGCAGTTGATGGTAAGTGGACTTTAGGTGCAAGTGGATCAAGTCATTACACTTTTACTGGAGTTGGATTTACAGAAACAACAAATGATCCTGTCCTTTACTTAACAAGAAGCGAAGTATATGAGTTTGTAAATAACTCTGGTGGATCACACCCATTTCAAATTCGTACAGGTAATGGAGGATCTGCATATAATAACGGTGTAACAAATAATGGTGCAGCAAGTGGCACAATAAGATTTGAAGTTCCATTTAACGCACCAAATACTCTCTACTATCAATGCACTAATCACTCTGGCATGGGAGCAACAATATTTGTTACTCCGCGTCTTGAACCAGCAGTTGGCGTTAGAACTACTCTGACAGCGACCACAGGGTCTGTTGGAAGTGGATCTACAACTAACTTGAATATTGATGGATTTAAAACTTATGGTTTGTTAAAAGTAGGTATCACTAGTGCTGCTTGGGTTGTTTTATACACTGATTCAACATCAAGAACAAATGACGAAACAAGAAGTCACTTAACAGA